GACAGAGACTGGTAAGGACCTGAAGAGGTGGGAGAGCGAGAAGTGGGTTGACACAAGAACAAACAAGGCGTGTGGTGCAGGAGGAAAGAACGAGTACTGCAGACCGACCAAGAGGGTTTCGAGCGAGACTCCAAAGACAAAGTCTGAGATGAGTTCGAGTCAGCTAAAGCAGAAGAAGGCAGAGAAGTCTAAGGTAGGAATGGGTAAACGAGTAACTAAGGTATGAAAAAAACAATAGCAAAGGCAAAGCAGTACGAATCAAAGGCTTCACTTGATGGTAAGATGAAGTACCTAAAGGGTAACGTTGGTAAGGTAACTAAAAATAAGAAGATATGTTAGGAGACGACATCGAGAAAATTACAAAGTTTACAGGCATTAAGTCGCTAGTAGATAAGGCAACAAAGGGCAACTGCGGATGCGGTGCTAGAAAAGAAAAGCTGAACAACCCAGCACTAAAAATTAACAAAATACTATATAAAAAATGAAGTTTTTAAAGACACACTACGGAAGAGCTATCAATGTAATTCCAAACGACACAGTAAATATTCCTAATCCAGCAGGGCTGGGGACAACTGGAACTACAACAGGAGCAGGTAATTTAACAGATTCAACAGTTACATTTACAACTAATCTTTTAGGTGCTATTGTTGTGAACACTACAGATAATACTATTGCTAATGTAATTGGTTTTATTGATATACATACGTTAGAATTAGACAATAGCATATTTTTATTAGAAGGCGGTGAAAACTACGCCATCTACAACTCAGATAATAATCAGGGGTGCTCTATCTATATTCCTCAGCAAGAGCCAAACCAATTAACTGTTTTAACAGTTGGTGGTGACATTATTACATTTAATGGATGTGGAGATACTAACGCAAGTTCAATTCTTCCAGTTAATGTGTTGAGAGTGTTTGATACAGATACTTATTTACAAAGTTTAATAGCACTCTGGTAGGATGAGTAGAAAGAATCTAGACACGCTGATCAACAAGTGGATAAGCAGGAAGCTTTTTGTCTTCCTTACCGCTACTATACTTCTCTGGCTTGCTGACCTTGAGTCATCAGACTGGACTATGATAGCTGTGGTTTACCTTGGCAGTCAGACCGTGTTAGATTCAGTTGTTGCATACAATAAATCAAAGAATAACAATGACGGACAAGGAATATAGTGAGCGCCTAGACAGGATCGAGCAGCACCTTAGGCTACTAAAGGATAGCGATATAGATAAGACCACTCTTCTTTTGAATATACAGAACGCTCTGACTGGTAGTGCACTTAATGGAAACAAGGGCATAGTCAAGCAGATCAACGATATAGACGATAGGGTTGAGGACCTTGAGATATTTAAGGGAGAGATATCTGTTTATGTCAATCAGTTTAAGGTGGCGTTTGTAATTATATTCGGAGCACTTGTCACACTTATACTTAAGTTATTCTCTTTAAAATGAAGACCAGTTCAGTAGGCATAGACCTTATCAAGGAGTTTGAGTCGCTGCACGATGGTGACCTGTCAACGATAGGGCTCCAGCCAAAGATGTGCCCTAGTTTGATATGGACTCAAGGATGGGGCAGGGCTATGAGAAATAAAGATGGCGTGTTCTTGAAGGGAACTAAAGATAAAAAAGAGGCTTACGCTAACATTACAATAAATAATAAACAAGAGGCTGAGCAGGCGCTTATTGAAGACTTAAGAGTCTTTGAAAGGATAGTCTCTTTTAAGATAAAAATATTGCTAACACAGAATCAGTACGATTCCCTAGTAAGCCATACGTACAACACTGGAGGATCTGACACACTTTTTAAGTTGATAAATAAGAAAGCTCCAGAGGAGCAGATAAGGAAGTGGTTCGAGACAAAGTACATAACAGCAAACGGAGTTAGACTGAACGGGTTGGTGAGGAGGAGAAAGGCAGAGTCTGATTTATTTTTTAAATAATGAACAAGATACCATACATAGTCATAGTTGCGTTAGTGGTTGTTATAATATTGATGCGTAGCTGCGGTAATGTTGACAGCAAGGAGACTACGTACGTAAAGACTGATACAATTTACAAGGAGACTAAGGACACGATAACAAAGGACGTTAAGGTTTTTAGTGTTAAGTACGTACCAGTTAAGGAGTATATATTTAAAAGTATAGACACGTGTAACAAGGAGTACAACAGGCAGACTGTTTACAGGGACACAATAAAGCTTGACAGCATTGGGGATATAAAGATTATAGACACGGTGTTTCAGAACAGGTTAGGCAAAAGAACTATATTTAAGGATTACAAAATACCTCTTGTTACCAAGACAAGTACAATTATTAAAGCACAACAACCAAACAGACAGCTTTATATAGGAGGTAACTTGTTTGGTGACAGGAGATCCCTACAGATGATAACCCCTGGGTTATTGTACAAGGACAGGAAGGACAGAGTATATCAGTTGAATGTTGGAGTTAATTTTGATGGTACACTTACCTACGGTTTGGGTACGTATTGGAAGATAAATTTAAAAAAATAAATGACAAAGATAAGTCAGTATAGTACGGATGTTAACATAACTGGTAACGACAAGTGGATAGGATCTGATGCTCAGAACTTTCTGATAACAAAGAACTTCACGCCTAACAACCTTGCCAGCTTCTTTAACGAAAACAACGTTATAGACATCGGAGCGTCTATACGTTACAGATACCAGACACTAGATCCAGGAGAGGCTAGAGAGCAGGGAACTATATCATTCGAGACAGAGATAGGACCGCAGGTTAACTTCTCTGCAATCACAACATTCTTGATAGCCAAGAACACGCTGAAGGGGAACACTGTGACTCAGTACTTAGACTTCTTGGTAGACGGGAAGGTATTGCTGTCTAAGGCTAGCAACATAAACATATTTGGATACTACAAGATAACGAGCATAGAGCCTTGGATCCCTAACACAGACTTCTTTGTGGTTGAGGTTGACTTCTTGACTGGAAACGGATTTATATCAGAGGACCTTGACTACCTAGTTAGCTTGGTTGATAAGGTTCAGGAAGTACCACCGCCAGTGTGGGGAAGTATAACTGGAGATATAGAGGACCAGACAGACTTGATAGACTATATAGCGTCTCAAGTAACAACACCAACGCTTCAAACTGTATTAACTGCTGGTAGAGAATTTGACGAAACTACAGGAAATGAAAGCTCTTTTATAAAAGAAAGTCAATATTTTACTGACAGATACAGAACAATAAGACAATGGAAGTCAATAGTTGATGATGTTACAATATCTAACACTTCAAGTGATAGAAAAGATATCCATATAAATGCCTTGAATTATCAAAGTGATTTATGGAATAATTCAAGAGAATTAGGCGTACAAAGTCCAGATCCAAGTGTAACTGATAATTCAAGAATTTACACAGAAAATAAACAAAACGAAACTACTTCTGATAATTCTACTATAACTATTGAAGTAGAAAATATTGACGAAACATTAAACACAGCTACTAACTACATTTTTAAACAAAAAACAGTTAGTGGTGATTATGAAGTAGCAACTACTGATGACATCACTACTCCAACGCTATCAGAAGTATTGGCAGAGGGTAATACAACAGGTGGCGAAAATATTGTTATAAACGATGCAGATGCTATTCAATTAGAAAATGCGTCAACACTAAAAAAAGGAACTTATGACTTTGGAGCTGATGGCGGTATTTCACGTATTTGTGGGGTTGGATTTGAGGATATGTGGCAAAGTGGAATAAGACACGTGTTTGATAGCAATGGACTTATAAGAAATTCAACTAACGGATTTAATATAGTACCTGATGCTAGCTTTGATAACACTTTACGTTTTAAAGTTGATTCACTCTGGACTTTAGACAATGGTGATACTTATAAATGTACAGATACAAGTACAGGAGCTGCTGTTTGGGAGTTAGTTAATACAGGAACAACTCCAACGCTTGATGAAGTTTTAACAGAGGGAAATACTTCCGCAACTCAAAGAGTTATTGGAACTAATTTTTCCAACGGTCTTACTCTTAATCAACAATACGCTAATATTGGATTAGCATTAGGCGGATATGCATATCAATCAGGCGTACTTTATAGTAATTTTTATAGTGAAGTTGCTGAAATAGGAACTGTTAAACTTTATACCGCAAGTTTGGGTGCTGTTGAAGGTTTGTATTTAAACACATTTGGGGAAGGAGGATATGTTCAATTAAAATCAGATTTAGTTACAACCGTACAAAGGACAATTCAATTCCCTGATGCTGATGGCACTTTAGCTTTAACATCTGATATTCCAGCAGCAGGGGTTACTTCAGTAACAGCAACAAGCCCTATAACATCATCAGGCGGAGCTACCCCTGACATATCTACATCTATGGCTACTAATAAACTTATTGGTAGAAGTACTGCAGGTACAGGTGTAATGGAGGAAATAACTATTGGTAGTGGGCTTACTTTATCAGGAGGAACACTTACTGCTTCAGGAGCTTCTCCTCTTACTACTAAAGGTGATCTTTATACATTTAATTCAACAAATACAAGGCTTCCTGTAGGGCTTGATACACAAATATTAATAGCAGATAGTACGACATCAACAGGATTAAAATGGGGAACTAATACTGCTGCTACACCAACAGGTTATTACTTATCAATATCAGATAGCACACAACAAGATAATCCTACAGCAAATATACCAAGGGCTGTAAAGTTTAATACTACTGATTTAGCTAATGGATTTTCTTTACAAACACAAACTGCTGTTTTTACAGGCACTATAAATAATGGTGGAGCAGGAGCAGGGACTATATTAACTGTTACAAGTGTTACATCAGGAACATTAAAAGTGGGAATGGTGTTAACAGGTGGTAGTATAACAGCAGGAACTTTTATATCTGCATTTACAAGTGGCACAGGTGGTATAGGTACTTATGCAGTGTCAGTTTCTCAAAATAGAGCATCTGCTACATATACAGGAACAATGACTTCTGAAATTGTAGTTGCTAATACAGGAATATATAATTTGCAGTTTTCTTCTCAAATGGATAAGAGTGATGCAGGAGTTGATTATGTACATTTTTGGTTGAGAAGAAATGGAGTTGATGTAACTTCAAGCGCAGGTATTATTTCATTACAAGGTAATGCACCTGCATATATGATGGCTGCGTGGAATTATCTTATAGAATTAATAGCAGGAGATATAATAGAATTATATTGGGCAAGTGCAGATATTAATATGTCAATATTATCAGAAACTGCTCAAACAAGTCCATTTGCACACCCTGCTGTTCAATCCACTATACTTACTATTACACAACAGTCAGGTATAATGGCAGGAACAGGAATGACTGCTTTAAACAGTCTAACAGGTTCTGTTCAAACATTAGCAACAAATGGTAGTGGTACAGATTTTAATATATCTTCATCAGGAACTACACACACATTCAATCTTCCTACTGCAAGTGCTGCAAATAGAGGTGCATTAAGTTCTACAGATTGGAGTACATTTAACGCAAAAGCAGATTTAGGATTAGTACAAGCAATGACACAAGGATTACAAAATATATTTTAAAAAATAAATAACTATGGCAGCAATTATTGGAATATATAAGATTGTAAGCCCTACAGGAAAAGTATATATAGGACAATCAAGAAATATAGAATATAGACTAACACAATATAAATATTATAAATGTAAATCACAATCTAAACTATATAATTCTTTAAAAAAATATAGTTTTAAATTACATATATGTGAAATTATAGAAAAATGTTCTATAGAACAATTAAATGAAAGAGAAAGATATTATCAAGATTTATATAATTGTGTAGAAAATGGTTTAAATTGTATGTATACAGAAACAATTAATAAAACTGGAATAATATCAAAAGAAACTAGAAAAAAGATGTCTGATAAAAAACAAGGATATGTGCCTTGTAATAAAGGAAAAACAAGATTTGATTTAAAACTTTTACAAAAACTAGTAAATAAAAAAATTACTCAACAAAAAATAGCTGTTATACTAGAAACTGACCAAGGGACTATAAGCAGATATATAAAAAAACATAATATTAACACTAAAAATATATAAAAGTGGCAGCAAATACAGCACCAATATTTTCTATTGCAGGAGATATAGAATGGGGAACAACAGCAATAACAACAGCTAATACAGCAAAAGATGGAACAGGAACAGTTTTAACTTGTTTTACAGCAGATGTTGATGGAGGTTTTGTACAAAGAATAAGATTTAGAGCAGCAGGAACTAATATTGCAACAGTAGCACGTGTCTTTATAAACAATGGTTCTACTAATGCAACTGCAGGTAATAATATTCTTTATGATGAAATTACATTAGCAGCAACAACTCTTTCTGAAACATCAGCATTACCTGTTTATGAGTTACCATTAAACTTTGCATTACCTACAGGTTATAAATTAAATGTAACTATTGGGACAACTATAGCCGCAGGATATTTTGTAAGTGTAATTGGAGGTAAATATTAAAAGCTATGCAGTATATATTAATACAATTTACTCTTGGATGGGATTTCGAAGCGTATCAAGAAATTAGTAATGGAAATTTAGTTAGAATAACAGACTTGGATGGTAATACATTGACATACCCTGACTTTCCTGTTGAAAGCCACGTAATTGATGCTGATCCTCCAAGATTAGATTGGATGCAATAATATGCTAGACCTATCAAACATACCTTCTCAACAACAACAAACCTATACACTTTACGCTACAGGTAATTGGCAGACGTGGACTAAACCTCGTAATGCTAAAATGATAGAGATATTCTGTTTGGGTGGCGGCGCAGGGGGTGGATACCCTAATGTACTTGCTGCAGGAGCAATAGGACCTGGAGGAGGAGGTTCAGGAGGAATTGTTAGAGGATTAATTCCTGCATTTTTATTTCCTGATACAATTTATATTTTAGTAGGAAAAGGAGGAGCGGGATCTAAAGTTAGCAATACACCTGGTGCAAATGGCGGAATTAGCTACATAGGATTACAACCATCAACATCAGAACAAACACTTATATGTAAATCATCCACTGCAGTTTCATCAGGAGGAAACCCAAATAGTAGCGCGGGAGTTGGTGCAACAATTTCAGTTATATCTTTATCTTCTTTTGGTAATTTAGGACTATTTACAGCTATTGCAGGAGTTGCGGCATCTACAGGAGGAGCTAACACAGGAACAAATGGAAGCAATACAGCTGCATTGGCAACTAATATATTAACAGGCGGTGCAGGAGGAGGAGGTAAGACTGCTTCAGTTTTTGGAGCAGGAGGAAGTGTAACACCCGCTTCTGCTATATTAACAACACAGGTAAATGGAGGTGTTACAAATGCTCAGGATGGTGACTCAGGGTATGGAACATTAATTCCATTTTGCGGAACAGGAGGAGCAGGAGGAGCAGGAAGATCAGGCTCAACAGGAGCAGGTGGCAATGGAGGAAAAGGATTCTATGGTTGTGGTGGTGGTGGTGCAGGGGCAAGTTCAGCAGTTGGAAGTAGTGGAGGAGATGGAGGAGATGGTTTAGTAATAATTACAGTTATAACATAATGTTAGATTTATCATATTTTCAAAATCAAAACTCAAATGTACAAGGTTTCTTCAGTGGAGGAACTTGGCAGACTTGGATAAAACCAAGAGGTGCTAAACTTGTCAATATAATTTGTCAAGGTTCAGGCGCAGGAGGTGGCGGAGGTTTTCAAGTATTAGCAAATACTAATCGTGGTGGTGGAGGTGCAGGAGGTTCAGGCGCTACTGCAAGGTTAACTATTAACGCAAATTTATTACCTGATATACTTTATATACTACCTGGAGTAGGTGGTAATGGAGGATTAGGAGGAACATCACCTACAGGGGGTTCTTCAGGTCAAAACAGTTTTGTAACTTTAATACCAAGTACAGGTTCAGTATCAAATGTATTATTACGTTCAGGTACAACACCAGCAACAGGTGGAGGAGCAGGAAGTTCAGTTGTTGGAACAGCAGGCGCTGCTGAAACAATATCATTAATTGCAAATAACATTTTTGCTAATTTAGGAAATTTTACTTTTCAAGCTGGAGTAGCAGGATTAAGTGGAAATGGAGGTGCTCCAGGTAATGTAACTCCTTTAAACTTTATAGTCGCAGCAGCAGGGGGAGGGGGGCAAAATGCAGGAGGTGGTGTTACAGCAACAGGAGTATTTCCAGGCATAATATCAGCTCCTCAATTTACAAATGGACAAAATGGAATTATTTTATATAAACCAACATTAATGTTATATGGAGGTTCAGGAGGAGGTGGTGGAGCAGGTAGTGGTGCTGTTTCTACTCCTGGAGCTGATGGCGGAAATGGAGCACCTGGGACAGGAGGAGGAGGCGGAGGTGCTTCTCACGTATTAGTGGCTAATCCAAGTGGAAACGGAGGAAGAGGAGGAGACGGTTTTGTAATAATAACAACAAGTTTATAATATGTTAGATTTATCTCATATACCAAATAGTCAGCAAGACGTACAGATATTCAATGCTAATGGTAGCGCTTGGCAAACGTGGCGTAAACCTAAAAAATGTAATTATGTTTGGATAATGTGCGTTGGTGGAGCAGGTGGAGGTGCGGGAGGAGCTATAGCTTCTAGTGCTAATTACTCTACAGGAGGAGCTAGCGCAGGAATTTCAAGGGCGTTATATAATTCACAACAGCTTTCTGATATTTTATATATTCAGGTAGGGTTAGGAGGTTTAGGTGGAACATCAAATTCTAATGGCTCACCATCAACAAGGAGTTGGGTGTCTTTGCAACCATTTACAACAGTAGTCGCTCAAAATATAGTTTTAGGATCAGGGAACGCGGTAGTTGCTGGGGGCATTGTTTCTTCAACCACAACTTCTAATGGAGAAAGTGCTGCATCACAAGCAATAGCAACATTTTTAACTTTATCAAACTTTATAGCAACAGCAGGAGTAAATTCAGTATTTGGAACAAATCAACCTGCAGATATAACTCCGTTAACATCACAGTTAACTTGTCCTGGAGGGCATGGACCAGGATTTGTTGCTGCATATAATGGCTCATCTATATTAGCAACATCTATAAGCCCATTAATACAAGGAGGTATTGGTGTTACAGTAGGTAATGGTGGAAATGGAGCAAATGGAATTACATCTTGGAAACCTTTTTATTCATTAGGAGGAGCTGGAGGTGGTAGTTCTACTGTTGGTGTAGGAGGAGCTGGAGGTAATGGAGGTATTGGATCTGGCGGAGGAGCAGGAGGTGCAGGGCTTCTAGGAGGAGGCACAGGTGGTAAAGGAGGAGATGGATTAGTAATAATAATAAGTTTTTAATATGAAATTAAGAGACAGTTTTCACATTTTTATTGGGTTTGCCGTTATGTATTTAATTGGCAGCGTTACAGATTTCTCAGAATTTACACTTGACGGAAAAATTATAGGTGTTCCTATAGCGTCCGCGTTTGTAGGTGCAATGATAGGATTCTTCTGGGAGTGGGCTCAGGCAGTAATCATAAAGTCTTACTTTGATGTTATGGATATAGTAAGGACTGCTATCGGTACATTTGCAGGTGGATTGTTTAGCCTATGGCTTCCAGATATAGAGTGGCTAATGTGGAGTACCTGCATAGTGTCTGTACTTCTAGTGCTAAACGATATGAAATACTTTCTGAAGAAAAGATAATATAATTTTATATCTTTGTAAAAAATTTAATAAAATGAAGGCAATAGAAAAACAAGAGTTAGAGACATTAAGAGATTTAAACAAGAGCTTCGTAGATCTTAGAGCAAAGTTGGCAGATTTAGAGATTGCAAATCGCAACATCCAATCTCAGAAGAACTTAGTATTTAACGACTTAGATAAGTTATCATCTGAATTTAAATCAATAGAGGCTGACTTATTAGAGAAGTACGGTAACGTAAAAATAAACTTAGAAACAGGAGAGATACAAGATGACAAAAATTAGCGAATATCCTATAATTTCAAATCCTACAGAGGACGATATATTAATTGGTACAGATGTAAACAGCTCTGACGTTACTAAGAACTTTAGTATCGGGAGTATTGTTAATTTGGTTGAGAATGGAGGTAGACCATACAACTCTTACACTGCATTATTAACTCAATCAGGCACTAGTGCTCCTGTAGCTACTGTATTAGAGAATACTATTGGTAATATTGTATGGACAAGATATGGTGTAGGTAATTACAAAGGTACATTGACTGGTGCATTTGTAGAAAATAAAACAGTTTGTCCTCAATTTCCTGCGCTTACATTTGAAACAAACGGCACGTTTACACCCATATCTGCAAATGGAGAACCGCAATTGGGATGGATAAATGCTTATTGTCAAAACGAAAATGAAATATTCATAGACACATACAATATGGTAGAATATTCTGAGTGGAGTACTATATTAGGTTCTTCATTTTTTATAGAAATCAGAGTTTACAATTAAATAAATCAAATCGAATGGATATAATAAGAAAGATATCAGTTGGCGCTGACTATAAGAATGG